AAATTCTTATCTCCATTGTCTATCCACCATTTTTTTAGGCAAGTATTCTATACTCTGTTGAACAAGGTGCAATAAATAAGCATATGTATATATGTCCCCGTTTTCATAGATTGTAAACGAAAGATATCCACGTATTTTATATCGCCCATTTTCTTCTATAATATTACCACGTAACGTAGTACCATAAATATTGTATAGCACAACTTCTGCCGTCAAATCAATATTATTGTTAGTTAAATACCCTTTTATCGTTGATAAATTTATTTTAGTATTTTTAAAAATGAAGTACCCATTACCTTCAACGCGGGAGCCGTTAGAAGTGAGGACAAAATAAGTTTGAATAAACGGATAATTAATATCATCGAGCACAGAATCTTTACTGTTTTGCCAAATCCCATCTAAGCTGAACTTTGGATTCGGTGGCTCGGTTGGCAATTGATCATTACACCCCAATAAATATATAGTCGAATAAATTAGGGTTGCTGTTACGGCAAATGTTATAAAAAGCTGTTTAAGTAATATTTTGAATTTCTTGTTCATATATTATCAACTATATATATCTTGATTTAAGTTTACGCCTTTATCATACGCCGTCTTTTCTGGATTGGTAAATCTTCTCAGTACACATTTAATTTTTCTCGGCAAATCATCAATATCGGTTCCCCTATCCATCGCTGCCTCGTCCCAAACCTTAAATTGGTGCAAGCATGTAAACTCAACGGCGTATGCTTCTCCGGTTGCTGGCCCATGCAATACACCTTGCTGATCAGTAATCCAATTAATAACGGTTAATTTCCCGGCGTCAAATGTTTGTTCGCTCACCGTATAATCAGTGTTAGCGGAGTAAACTGTTGCCCCGCGCGAAACGGTTAAGACCTCTTTTACATCAAAAGCATAAATCTTGTCTCGTGTTCCGCGTAAAAGAATATCCGTGTCCCTTCTTATCTTCGTCAATGAAGCCAACACATCACCGTGGGCTATTGTTTTCCAAGCGCCTTGCTCAACACCTTCAAGATTATGTTTTGGAATGGTAAACTGTGCACCACCTTGAAATATTACACCTTGCGGGCTGTTCAAAAACTTTTCATTAAACTGTGTTTTAATTACAGAAATTGTCTGAGCTGCGCCAAAATAAAACCCGTGGTTACAAGTATGGTCGGGTAAGTAATTGCCGTTGTTTTCTTCAATACAACTGCATAAGCGGGCAGGATAGTATTTATAGGTCTGCCCGAAGCGTTGTAAAAGCTTTTTAACCGAGCTATCAATTATTCTTAATCCCATTTATACAATCACCATGTCAATACCTTTGCCATACTTCTTCTGCATGGATTGGATAAATCTTTGTTCATCAGCTTTTAAGTCGTCAATTATTTTATCAATCCGAAATGATTTTGAAGTTGTTACACCGTCTATACTCTCACTTTCACTTGCATTGCGCCTGCGCGGATCAATGTGGTTTACCAAATCGAGATAACATCTACGAGCAACTGCTTTTCGTATGCTTTCTTTTTCAACTGTATCAGCGTCTGCGTGAAATAAGCCGCTTCTGTAAGTAATCTCAAACATATTAGGTATTCGTTCAAATGTTCCGCCTCTCATAATAGAGATGCCCATTGCGGAAATATTATTTAGCAACATTGTATATATGGCCGATGTGTCTCCGCCCGGCAAGGGTAGGAATTCTAAAATCCCCATGTTCTGGTCAAATGTAAAATATTGCTTGCCTATGTTGGCTATCTGGGCTGTACCATACATTATTTTTACATCCACCAGTTCAATTATTGGCGGGTAGTAAACTTGCATTTGCCAAAGGTGCATAGAAAAACGCTCAAAATAATTGTCCCGTTTTTCCGTAAGTATTCTTGGCGTTAAATACATTTCTAAATCTCTTTCCAGATCGCCTTGCGCTGCTTTTAAGTAACTTTTCACACCGCCTTTATCAGCAGTATAATTGTTAATAGCCTCCACGTAATCAAGATCTATCTTACTGGTTGCCGCAAGTACATAATCAATAAAATACTTTACCGGCACTATTTCGGCTTCCGGCGCCAAAGAATTAACTACAAGTTGTGCATCTTCCGGATAATAATCATCACTTATATTATCGGCGTCCGTTGAATAAAAATATAATCGTATATATTGAGGCTTCTCTAAAACGTTAATGGTTAATGCTGCAGTTTTATATTTCTCGGTTGGTCCATCAAGAGTTAAAGGTACTTCGGAAAGCGAAAGATTGTTGTTGTCTTTAAGTGGGACGCCCTGCTCACTGATTAAGGTGACATAAACATGCTTGCCCGCACCAACATTTGGCTGGTCAAGAACTATTACCGTCGGAACTCCTATTAAAATCTTCTTCATAATTCATATCACATTTTATAACTGTTAGCCTTGCTTTTAGAATTTGTGCATGGCCGAGCCACCATCAATTCATAAAAATTTTCCAAACAACTTGATTTTTGCATTTTCATAAAGGTACGCTTCAGAATTTCGGCGACGGGCTAAGCCAGGAAGCACAATATAAACTCCATTAACTTTTGCTTTGTTATACAATCTAAGTTTTGATACTACAACCGCTGTATTGCCGGTGTTTATTGCGAACCTTAGTTCATCTTTTATCCTGTAACCTACATTAAATGTAAAGGAAATCAGCGCGTCGAACTCATGCCATTTCATTACTCGCAAAATAGTCTTATCAACATATCTTTCGAATCTTCCTAAATCTCTAATTAATAACTGCTCGGCTTGCAATTCAGTTATAATTTGCCCTGCGAAAACATCACTGCCTGTATGCCCAAATCCTATTGTAAGTACCCCTGCGCTGCACAAATAACTTTTAGTTCTCAGCCCTTCGTAATATTTGATTAATCCGACACCAACGGCTGTTGTCTTTTGTGCATTTGTTATAGCTGGAACAAAAAGAAGAAATGCTATCAATATCTTTATTAAAAACTTCATGCTGAATAAACCACTACAAATACAACGCAAACAATTGCTGTTGCCGTCCATAATGCCGCTGTCAATACTCTCATTGGGTCGCCGATTGGAGTAATATTTTTACTACCAACAGATTTACTAACATTATTTTGGGTAAACTTAATGGTGGTAAATAAAAACTGCATCAGCCATGCTAACCCGCTTGTAATCACTCCTAAGAATATTGAAACAACTACAACTTTTAGTAGCTTAATAATTTTATTATCGTTTTGTATTGCTACGGCTTCACGTTGTAATTTATCGGCAAGCTCAACATCCCTATAGCTTTTGGTTGCCTCATCATACTGCGCGGTTATTTCGGTAAACTTTTTAGCTAATTGCTGATCTGTTTGTTTCTCTTTTGGCAAAAATAATAAAGCCATTACAGTAAGCATTAAACCAATGATCAGTAATGCAATAGCGTTTATCTTTAAAAAATCTTTTGTGGTTTCAAATAATTTTAAAAACATAATACACCTTCTTGTTTTATTGTTCTTTTGGTTGTCTGTTTTCTAAATACTTAAATGCCTTACCTAACAGAACTTCTTTACCGTCTTTTATTTTGAACTCAACCCCTCTCTCAGTCAACCATGTAGCAAGCTCTTCTTTCTTCCAATCTGGGCTTGGTTCTGAATTTTTGCTTGCGGCTGCATCATCACTTGTTGGAGCTTCTTCGGGGGAAACAATTCCTTTTGCTTCTCCCTCTTGAACTTCAAGTTTTTCTGTTGCGGCGGGTTCTTTCGGTAATGTATTTGTAAGCTTATCGTTCAGATCTTCATTTTGAGGTTCGTCTTTGACCGTATTTTCACCTATGGACTTGAAGCCCGGGACGCTGCAAAGAATTGCGGCTGCATCAGGCGATAAAAGGGCTTGCCCTTTCCCGTCCAGTGTTAATTCCCCATTTTCAGAAACCTCTCGAGGAACTATTAGCTTTCTTCCTGCTAATTCTATATTTTCAATCAATATCTTAACCACGTTCTCACCTTTATTTTAATTATTATTATGAAAGAGGCGGTGATGATTAACCGCCTCTAAATGTGTTACTTTGGAGCTTATCAATTAGCGGTTGCGCCAACGTTTTTGAAGACAACAATCTTCCCGCCGTTAAACACCTTAGGAGTAAAGTAAATCTTTTGTAACCATCGAACTGCGTCCGAAATTGTTGCAAGTGGTAACCGGCTCATAGAACCTAACTGATCAACTCGTAATACTTGGTCAAAATCCCAGTCAATTGCTAGAACAGTAGTTGTCCCGGGTATGTAAGCGCCATCATCCACTTTTGTAGCAGCACCGGCAGCAAAACTGGTTAAATATTTATAGGTTTCTTTTGATGTTGAAGAAGTAAGTTTACGGTAAACATCAAATTTTGCTGCTTCTCTTCCATCCGGTGAACCGTTATCAGAGATTGTAAAAGTACATTTCTTGTCTGCGGCCACTACTACACTAGTCAATTCATACGCTTTTTGTGCCCCGTATTTATTAACCGGTACAATTGCATAATCGTATGTAGCTGCTGGCAACTTACTTCCTACCAAAGCATCAACTGATACAGAACAAGTTTGGGCACTCAATTCGTTTGGCGCTCTGTCACTCATACTTGCAAATGCAGTTTTTGTTTTGTTCATCTTCGGATGTGATGCGCCTAAATAAGTTTCACCGCGGTGTCTGAAGAATACGTCTGTTTCAATATTTCCGCCACCGCTACCAATTTTTAGGTTTCTTGCTTGCACATAAACATTATCAACTGCGCTACCATTAAGAAAATATGTTTTAGAAGCGATCAACTGGTTAACATAATTAGAGTAAGCTTCATTGCCCATCCAAACTTTTAGGTTCATAGAGTTACCATAATTATCAGCAATAATCTTACCGGCAGTGTTGAAATCTTCCAACTGCATCCTTTTGCCCTCTTTGTCAATAACGTTTTGGGTAGGGAATTTCATTCTCTTAATTGCTTGCGCAACTATACCGTTTGGATCGGTTGGTAATAATGTTGCATCGCCAAAAACAGAAAGCACGTCAAGTTTTCTCAACATTGCAATTGTTTTCATCTTGGTCACTTGTGCAACAAGATCACCGTTGATAACTGCGTTTTCTTGAGCGAAGTAAGGGACTTTACCAACAGCGCCTACTAACTTCACTTGTTCGAAATCTCTCTTGAGATCTTCGTCATACTCTTCTGGTAAATCGCCACTTGAATAAGAGGAAGCGTCCCCTAATTCATTAAGAACCGAGAATTCTTCTACTGCGCTTGTTGCCTTACCTTTTTTAACAGCTTTCCAAAATGCCGGGCTGGTTTCATTAGCCTCAACTATTTTTAATGTTGAATCCAAACTTTCTTTTCTCAAAGCGGAGAAACCGGTTTGGTCGGTTGTACCCATCGAATAGTCAATATCGAGGGCTTTTGCTAATTCTCTCTCCTGGGAAGGAGCCATTGAAAAAGCATCTTCTCCAAAGAATAACATTTCGTCCATTACTTACTCCATTTTATTTAGTTTTTGTTTGTCTTACTATTGCTTTTTAATGTTATGCTTTTTACTTAAACAAATCCGGTTTCTTGCTCTTCAAAAGAGCTACTGTTTCATCACTAATCTGGTTAGTGGTTTCAAATTTGATTACTGCATTTGTGTCAATATCGCCACTCTTAGAAAGGTCTAAAAGCGCGGCTGCCATTACACTTTTATTAATTTTTGGCAACTGTGTTTTCTTGCCGTCTTCTGCAACTTGTAATTCTTCCAAATTTGTAGTTGGTACTGCTCCACGGATTGATTTAACTAATAGACCGATAGATTTTTCAAGCTGCTGGAATTCTCCGCGTAAATCAGCAGTCGCATTGCGGACAAACCCGTCATTCTCTAATGATTCTTTTGTAGCTTCATTAGTAAGAGAAATTGATTTTGCAAGCAAATCTACTTTTTGGTTTATTACCGATTGGCTTTTCAAAACGTTCATCAACACTTCATTTTGAGATTTGAAAAATGCACCTAAATCAACTTCGCCTTCATCAGCGTTTTGCAAAGTTTTGATGGACTTTTCCATTTTAACTCTATGTTGCTCTACGTCAACGTCAAATTCAATTTTGGAAAGATCAGCAAGTGCTGTTAAACTTTTTTCAAGTTTTTCTTTAGATGAACCAATAGACTTTTCAGCTTTTCCAAAATCTTCGTCAACGGCTTTATTCTTTTCGGCTACTTGTTTTTTAGCTTCTGCAAGTGCCTCTTCATGCTTCATACCCTGAGTTCTGCATGATTTGTAGATTTCTTCAAATGTCTTAAACATTTTACTTTCTCCTTCTTTGTTATTTTGTGATTTATTGTTGCTATTTCCATCATTTATTTTGGTTTTTTCTTCAAGACTTTCTTTTCTGAACGCTGCAAAACCTGTCTGTGTTTCCGGTGTCATCCCATAGCCCATATCTAAGCTTTTTACCAATGTGGCAAATGTGTTGGTGTTTCTTGGTTTGGTTGTAAACACTACGTTTACTGCACGGGCTTTTACAAAACCGCTTGGGTCTTTACTTAAATACTCGCCCTCAATACTCCATCCGGCTTTTTGTGGTGTGCCTTTGTGCCGACTGTTAAAATCTTCAATATGTTGTAAAAGACTAACCATAGATTTAGTTAGTTTTTGTTGTGCAGTTAATTTGTCTTCTGGGATATCCGGATCGAATGGGATAAGTTCGCCTTCAAAGTGCCAAGCTTTGCCACTTTTGAATAGCTTTGTTGGGAAGCCTACAAAACAATCGGGTTCTTTTACGTCGTGGTGTTCATATTTTATTTTACCAAATCCTCCGGTAAAATAATTCCAGTCAATGGACTTAACTATTTCGCCGTCGGTATCGCGGTCTTCTGTTGTGAGTATTCCGCCAACCTTATACGGCTCTTTTTTATTACCGCTTTTGACGAGATATGCGTCTGCAAAAAAGCTGAATTGTGGCATCTTGATTTAACCTTATTTCTAAAAATCATTGCCACATATAACCGATGTGTTACTTAAGAATGGAGTCTTTCAAACTTCCAAAACAACATTAATTATTCGAGGATTGGCTTTTGGTGTGAAATCCTAAAATTATAAACAGTTATATGCTTCTGTATAATATGCTACTTTAGAAGACTTCGCTTTCTTTCTTCTTTTTTACGGGGTATAAAATAATTGTGATAAAAACTGTAGAACGTGCTTTCGCGTATCCCCATCTCTTTTTCAAGCTCAAGAAATATTTGGTGCAATGATGCCCCCGCGAATCTTTCGGAACTAAGTATATCATATAGTAGGCTGTCTCTGGATTCTTTTGTAGGAAAGTTTTTAAATCCAAGCCTGTTGGAAAACTTACGGTGCATTCTATAAACAGCAAATAAAGCCTTCTCGCCAAATTCATTAATAAACTCTTGTTGAATTTCGCAGAATATTTCTCTTTCGGCTTCGTCTAGTTTCATTATGCGAGTTATTCCTTAATGTATGTTTAACTCACACATAACCCAATTTTGAAAAGTTTAAATTATTTCTTCCGTCATAAGCGTATTACTAAAAGTTGGCTTATTTTCTGCCCCAAGAATTTTAACTTTGGATACTTTATTAAACTCTTCCAAAGGTACGCTCCTGGGATTCATGCGGTTTTCATAACTAACAACTTTCATCCCGCAGCGTGGGCAAGTAATTTCTTCATTACCTGCTGGGTAAACTGGATGTCCTAGTCTTTCACAAAGTGATGATTGTTGCTTTGTCTGCTCTTCCGCCGCTAATTTGAAGACTTTTCTTGAAAATTCACTCATATAACCTCCGACTTAACTTATAAGTTAAGTATTTATTCTTCATTTTCCTCTCTCCCCAAATACTGATTTTGATCTATGTTCTGGTTAGGCATGTAAACATAATTATCGTTCTCGCCCAACTCAATAAGATGAACATCGTCCGCTCTTTCCATTGTATCATACCTCATTTCCTGATATGCTAATGCTGCCATAAAATTAAGTAAATCATCTTTGTAATCATATTCATCTTTTACCGCTTCATTAAAATAATCAAACGGACCAGCTTGCCTTTCATACTCGGCTAATAATTCCGGCGTGTATTTCTTAAATATTGGGTAAAGATTCTCCCAATATGGTCCAATCTGCCGGTATAGTTTTTTACCGTTATCGGTTTCTATTAGATTTTGCATCCATAATTTCGTACGGTCTTTTAAAAAATCAACTGGCTTTAATCCGTTGTTATTCTCTTCAAAACTTTCATGTAATTGTTCTTCGCTAAATTTCATATAGCACCTTTATTTTTATGCTGCTTGTTCTTCAAATTCAAGATCATCAGTCTCGCTGGTTGCGTTGCCTTTTGCTTTTTGTTTAAGGTACTTAACCTTACTCTCCCAATTTTTCCCAAAGAACCTCTCGGCGGCTTCTCTCGCTTTATTCTGCGAAGTATAATAACGGTTTTCTTCATCGTAATCGTTGTCAACTGTTTTTACTGCCTTGTCCACAATGTTAAAATATTCCGTAGTCTCTTGTGGTAAAATAATATCATATCCATGTTCAAAAGCATAATCTGTCTCTGTCCCAATATAACTACCGTCTTGTTTTTTTGCAATTACTGCATGTGAGTAACCGTCTTTTAAGTTCTCAATAATAACGTTTTTGTAACGACTGTAAATTTCATCTGGCAATGCTTCTATAACCTCTATATTCGTTGTTTTATCTTTGGTGATAAGCTTTTGGAACATTGCCTCTGCTGATTCTCCGGAAGGCTTAATCCAGTTGCCGTAACTATTGCCAAATGTTTTCAAATCGGTTACCCGTGTTTTAACTTCATATCTGTTAAACATCTTTATTGTTATTCTGCCGGTACTGTGTGAGTAATTGGAAATAATTGCTTTGTTCTGTCCATCTTCTATTACACTGCCTACTTTAACAACTGCATTATGCTGTGGTAAAACTATTGGTCTGCTTTCTTCAGTTAAAATGTCTTTATGCTCAAATTCTGAGCTGCTATTTAATTGCTTCTTAATTTTTTCAACATCCTCGGCTAATGATTTATAAGCTAAACTTTCTTTATCTGCCATTCTAGCTAAGCGGGTTTTTTGAGTAAACAAATTATCAAGCTTCCCGTAATTCTCTTTTACTTTTCTTTCCTTCATCAACTTTGTAAATGCTTCATTTTTTCGTTGCAACAATTTTCTAGCTTGTTCTGGGTCTTCAGCAAGTGCTATCTGTATTTCATCTGCCGAAACTCCGCCATCATCATTTTCCATAACATCATCTTTGCCCATTAATATGGAGTTTACAAAGCCCCGCTTATCTAAAATCTTCTGATTAAAAAAAGCATCTATTGTACCTTTGGTTAAGTAATAATAAGTGTTAACCGAATCAAGTTTATTACCTTGCCTAATACCGCGTCCATTGCCCTGGTCTATTGCTAAACTGTTCCATGCTGGTTGTAGGTGGTGTATATCAGTAGTCCCGATATTAAAATTTAACCCTTCTCCCATAGTCTCATAATTACCAATTACTACTTTATATCTACCATTATTAAAATCTTCACTCGCCTTTAATCTGCTATCAGAGCTTTTTACCGTCCCGCCATTCACAATAAGTATTTCATCTGCCGGAATTCCGCTATTAACTAATTGCTCTTTTATTTTATTGTGCAAATTAACATTAGTAGCAAATACTAGTTGTTTTGCTCCATCTTTATGCTTGGTTATTACACTATCATAAAGTTGTTTTACTTTTGGCGTGACTGCATAATCCATCCCCTTAGGTATAGGATCAGCCCACGGACTTTTTTTCTCCGCATACCATTCTAGGTCGGCGGTCGCCTTCTTCATATCATCAAGTATATTAAAATAAAAATCTATTGGGTCATCATCGCCTTTGCCTAAATATGCAAGCTTTTTCACTTTTTGGCTGTGTACATCTGCATAATCAGTTAATTCTTTTTTCTCTTTTTCTGTGATAAACCCGTCTGTAACAAGCTTGTCCAAATCGTTGTTCTTAAACTCATGCTGCAACAATCTAAGTTTTAAACCCTTCATAATCTTCTTTTGATCTTTGCTCTGTTCACAATACAAAAAATTCGGGTTCTCTTTTGGGAAGTGCACCTCTGCGCCAACCATTTCTGCTGTTTTATAGTCGGCGTATCTGAAGAATGTTTTTCTTAACAAATTTAGGTTCTTAAACTTGGTGAATACACTTTTCTTCACAATCTTAGCTGCCGCACTCATTGTCGGTACTGCGTCAACCTCGGCAAATTTCTTTACAAAATCATCAACATTATTTATGCCCATTCTCTCAAATTCTTTCTCGGCAATCGGTAGTAACATATTAAAAGCTTCCATTGGGCTGTTGCTTATTGGTGTAGCGGTCATCGAATAAACGCCTTTATCATTATTTTTACTTCTAATAATTTTGCTTTTAAAATAAAAATCAGTTGCCCTTTGGCTGTGCTTAACATTTAGATACTTGATGTCGCTGTATAATACACTTTCAATCAAGTTTTTGTAACTGTGCGCTTCATCAGCAATCAGCATATCAATGCCAAGATTTTCGAAATAGATTTCATCCGTCTGCTGTATGTTCCCAAATTTATCTTTTTTGATATTGCCAAGAAATTCATTAGCTAACTTGTGTTTAATGGCTTCCCGCTTTTTCTCCATAGCCTTATCGCTTTCATCACCCTTGCTTACATAGAATTTCTTTACAAGTTCATCAACCATGTTCTCGGTGGTTTGTGGTGTCATGCGGATATCGCCGTAAAAATCTCTCGTCATAATGATAAAATCAAAATCTTCATTTACTAACCGACTAAGTTTTACTTTCTTTTCGTTGGAATTATCTTCTACCCATTGCTCACGTCCCTTTGCATCAAGTATTGCATTTCCCTTGCTATCTTCTTTTCTATGCGAACCAATAATTAAAACCTTTGTTTCGGGTTTAAACCATTTCTTTATTTCCGCATTCCAGTTACCGGCTACCGATTTTGGTACAACATAAGTAACTTTGTTCGCTCTTCCGGTTTCTTTGCTTAACGCACCTAACAGCAACGCTTGTACAGTTTTCCCTAACCCAACTCCGTGCGCAATTAGTCCCCTCCCTTGTTCATACATACGTCTTACACTGGAGTAATTATACCCCTTTATCTGATCTCTTACTTTAACCGGGTGTCCTTGTTTGTCTGTGGCTACAACTTTATCATAATCAAGTTTACTTAACCCTTCTATTACGCTATTGTCGTAACTTTTCTGAATAAAATTATTGTACTCGCGGTTATATTTATTTTCTATTGCATCCCGATTTTCTGCGGTTTCTGATAAATACGTTTTAAATCTCTGTTCAATGTCTTTTGCTTTTTGCTGAACATAATCTGGCGCAGTGCCGTAACTAAAACCGTTCATTAAATCAAGCATTACCATGCTGATATGGTTTTTCTCTCTATTAAAATGATCAGCTACCGCCCATTCATATTTTTTCTTTTCATCTTTATCCAGTTCACCTTTTGCAATGTGCAAAGCATAAACATTATTCAAAGTGCCGTCGGCGAAAGTAAAAAGGTTCCTATCTTTGCTATATATTATTTCCCCTTTAAATGAAGTCCCTAACCTTTCTTGCAAATAGTCATTAACATGTTTTATATCAAAGAATCCCGTTGCCGCGTCGCTCATATCAACCGGTAAATCTTCAAGCGTTCTAATTTCTGCCCGGCGCTTAAGCTCTAAAGTCTGTTCTTCAAGTTTTTTATTTTCTGCTACTAATAATTCTTTCTCTTCATCTGTAAGCTTTCCACTACGTAGCTTATTTTTATTCTCTTCCGTTCTATATGCCCAATAATCCAGTTTGCTATAAACTTCGCCGGAACAAACTTCATTTATATTGTCAAAATCTCCATTCTCATCAATAAACACATCTTCTTGGCTGTATAGTTTTTTCTTAAACTCATTTAGCGTATATCTATCGCCGGAATTGTAACTGCTTTTTATTGATTCGGCTGAGTTGGATAGTCCATTGCCCTTTAGCATTGCAATTACTTCAAGCAAATCTGTATCGTTATATGTGTTTACATTCCACATTTTTGAATGGTAAACATTGTAGAAAGATTTAGGATCAGTAAACAACTTACTCAAGTTTCCTTCACTATCAAATGCGCTTACTAAATATAGCATTGGATTTTCTGAAGACTTCCCCATTTGCGCGTTTAGCTTTGCATCCTTTGATGGGTGTCCATACCTCAACTTGAAATCTTCTAATAGCATTGCAAGTTGCTGCGCTTCGCGCTGTGCGTCGGATGTCGATACTGGTTCATATTCGCGGTAGGTTTCTCCATCTCTTGTTGAAAAAGATTTCTCTATACCCGTCTGCATCCTTTTCTGAAAATCTTTTATGGCTGATCCTAAAACAACTGCCCGTTTTAGCATTTCATTTTTCTGAACATTCGAAGAAGTATAGTGGTCGAGTTCTTCCCCCAATCCAATATGCAACTCTTTTATCTGATCGCGTGAAAGCTCCATTATCCTAGATTTGTCGCCAATTAGTTCGTGCAATTCGGCAAGTGTTTTTATCCCAAGTATTTTCTGCCGTTCTTCTGGTAAATAAATCAGCCTCTCACCTATGTTATCAAGCCTTACCCAACGGTGGTTTTCGTTAAGTTGATAGTTTCGTCCGTTTCTTGTAATTATGTCCCCTACATGCAATTCTTTTTCTTCTTCATACTTAAGCCCTATATCTCCTAGTACGGAGTAATCAGTTTCAAACTTCTTGATTAGTTCTCCGGCTTCTTCAAGATCTGCTGGCGTTATATCACCTTTCCAAATCTTTCTGCCAAAGTTGCCAATTGTTTCCGTACCTAAAACATATTCCGGATTTTTACTAAAAAAAGTCCCATTTACAAATTCAGCATCCAGTATCATTGTGCCATATAAATTTGAAAGTTGGGCGCCCTCTAATTCTTGCATCGCTTCAGTTGCCGCTTCCGGTCTTTTCTTAAAAAAAACTATGTCCGTTGTTACTTGTGCATTTGCATTTTTAAATACACCCGTGGGCATTCTTATTGCCCCTAGAAATTCCGCTTTCTTATTTAACTCAAGCCGGTATTCTGCAAGTTGGTTGTCCATAATTCCGGTAGGTACAATAATAGATGCTAATCCACCTTCACTAAGATCATCAATTATTCTATCAAGGAAGTATTGCTCGTGTACATGATAAACTTTTGCTTTTTCTGGATCTAGCGCCGATGTTTCTCCACGTTGCCCAAATGGAACGTTGCCTACACTCGCTTTATATTCTTTATCAAAATTCTCATTGTTAAATTTTTCAAATGGCATGTGGTAAACTTCGTGTTGCGGGAATAATATCGAAGCAATCCTTGAACTTGTTTCATCATACTCCACGGCGGTAACTAAAGCATTATCCGGTGCTGTGTGTAAGAAAATACCGGCTCCGCAAGATGGCTCAAGCACCGTTCCACCCTTAAACCCAAGTCTCTCCAACATACTCCACTGAAATTTAGCCACATAATCCGGTGTGTAATATTCATTCAAAGAAACTTCATCTGTCCCGCCTTTACCACTATACTGGGCCAACAACTTTTTATCTTCCGGTGTGAACTCTTCGTTTTTCTTTGTCGCCAAAAGCTCTTTTACCTTTTTATTTATCTCAATCCTTTGCGCTCTCACTTTGCTATCAAGATGAGTTACGCCAAAATTTTCTATCAGTTCATCTTTACTTTGTTTATCTGGTCTGGCTGATTTTTCCGGCTGGCTAAATAAATCTTCTGTTGTTTGGAATTTTTGTTTCTTCTGCTTTTTATCTTTTAGTTTAACATCAATAATTTTGTTTTCTGATTCTGGATGAGTTTGCAACCCCGGCTTCTCATTTTTGGATTCTTCTTTGTTTTGTCCGAACAAATCTACTTGCTGCCTAAATAAGCTTAACTTTGGTTTTTGCTTAGTATTTTCGGTCTCTCTTTTCCTGCCTTCCATATCCCCTGGTTGTTCTCTCTTAAATAATCTTCTAACGTTTGGGTTTTTCTTACTTCTTCTAATTTCGTAAGTCTTCCCGTCTTTTGTCCTTGTTTCGCCTTCCAAAACTTCTTGCTTAGGTTCACTGTCAAAGAACCCTAATTGGTTTCCAAATGCCTTTAATAATAATCCAAAGCTCTTAATCATCCCTGGTTTTTTCTTTGTGGCAAATACCTTTTTCTTAAACTCTTCAAAATTCATTGCGGTAATCTTCCCCAAGAAATTCTGATCGTCATAATGTGCTAAATATGCTGCCCGCGCATAATCTAAGCTGTCAAAACCTAGCATCACTTTATCCTCATCAAACTTTCCATTCTCTGGGTCTTCTTGATGAACAACAAATACCTTATCGCTCTCTTTGTTAGGACCAACAAAACAGTCTACTGCATCGCCGTCAACACCCATAGTACCGCGTATATATCCGTAAGGATAAAACATTTTCGTTTCCCATTCTTCGCCGTCGTTATCAACTCCGCGTCTTACGCTTCCCTTCTTATTCTCAACAGCAATATCCAATCCTCTGAATGATATTCTATCTTGCAACTTAAATGTTTTTTCTTCCTTGAGCTTATCATCCTTGCCCGACGTTAGTTTGACGGGAAGATTAACTTGTTGGCTTTTCCCAAAAATTTTGATTTGAGTTTTCATATTTCCTCAATTAAACGATGTTTTAATATTATCAAGTGCGTATTGGCGTACAAGCCCATAGTGCTCTTGCTTAATGCTTACTCTTAATGTCTGTTCGTTTTTCGTGGGATTTGTTTCTGCGTTACGGAGCTTTAATAATTCATCAAGATATTGTTGTTGTATCCTAATAAGCTGATCCCCAACTACCTTAAAATGGGAATTAAGTATTTCGGATTGGCTTAACATAACATATATAACCTTTTCTTTGTCTAAAATATAATTATTCACCTGATTAATAAAAATATTTTTATTGCATTGCATAAAAAAAAGCATGGTGGTTAGCCATGCTTTTTGTCCATAAGGTTAAGATGCAACTATCCCCTTGCCCCCTGCAGCAACACCTTGAGGCATTGTACTGAAACAGCAATCGTTTCCAGTTGCAGCATCCCACAATGCATAACCTAACATTGATGATTTTCCGGTAAAGAATAATTTGGCGGTATTAAATCCTGTTCCGCCAAATACCGATGCTTGATCTGCGCCAAGATTTGAGACATAACACATAAATTCACAATCTTCAAAAATCATGTGTCTGCCCATAGAAGTGGCCGCACCGCTCTTTATTGCAACATGCGCTGTTCCGCCGTCTGCCCACGAAAGGAATTCTACACCTATAAATCTATTTCTTGCTGTAGCGGCTACGGAGCCGTTAATATAAAGCTCACAGTTGGCATTGTTCCCTCTGTCAATCGTATCGGTCCCAATTGTGCCACCCAAGAATACGTTTGCAATAGCGCCTACTCCAAGTTCAACGCTTCTTTCATTTGCTGTTTGTGTAGCACAAGAACCGCCAACAAAGTGGCATTGGATAAATTGATTTCTTGCTCCAGTTACGACTAAGCATCCCAATGCTAAAGCATCGGTATCACCGTTAAATGCGTGGATGTTATAAAAGATATTGTTGCTTCCTGAAACATTTAACAAGGATGCGCAATAAGAGCTAACCACTGAGGCACCAGCGTTAGCGGCTGTCTCAGTGACTAAAGTCCCAATTGTAGCCAATGTTAAGGTAAGTGCTTCTACTCCGGTTACAACTAATCCGGTCGCATCTGCACCATTTCCGGTTGTGTTAATTCTTATAACATCACCAACAGCAAAACCGTTAGTTATAAACGATCCCGTTGTACGAGTGATTTTATCATAAACACCATTTGCGCCAGCTACAAATGCTAATACTGAAATCGAGCCGGTTGTATGCACTACATTGCTAATACGTGCGCGTGATTCTAATCCGCAACCGGAAGCTACACCAATTACAGTGATACCCGATTTTGTCCAGTTTAATGGATGCGATAAATACGATGTGGTGGCGGCACTTGTTGTGCCTGCGCTAAATACTTTAATACCATCACCTCTTCCATCCACACATGCGGCGTAAGCTGTTTGTAAATCCTTAAACGCTTCTTCGGGAGTTAAGCCGGTGTTTGTGTTTAATCCCAAAGTTGGGTCAACATAAAACATTGTCCCCGAATGTTGGTTGATATGTCCTGTAAATTTTTAACTGCCTGGAATACATCTGGGATAAAAGGATTTTGTCCGTCAAATCCTTTTGCGTTAATCATTGAGTTTGTGATTCTTGGATAGTTCATTTTGCATCTCCTTTTGTTGTTTTATATTTGGTTGTATATGTTATGGTGTTGCTTTTATTCTACATACTTTTTTAATAGTTCATAATAATTATCATTTTCGCTTAAATGTTGTTTTGCTATCCACTTAAAAAACTTTCCTTTGCTCATCGGCATCTTTACATTTTCCTTTTCAAGCCTATCCCTCAATTCGTTATATAAATCTTCATGCTCACCTTCTATCTTAATGCCTTCATTTAGTTTTTTTGCCCCAACACTCTTTGTAATGTTTGGATTCTCCGGGTCAAAACTGCCGTTGTTACCTATGGCTGATTTGATTTGGGAGGGAAGAAAAGTTATGAATTGAGTATAAACACCGTACCCATCATCTACATTCTTAGCAATAATGCCATCATAGCCTTCTTGAAAGGCTTCGGGCATATCAAATACTGCAAGGTTGGTGTCTGGTTCACCATTATAATCTATAATTTTCGGATTTTTTATTTGAAGATAAACTGGGATGATGTTCCCTCCTAATCTCTCGTTTTTATATCCCATTGCATAATTAGAAGCATATTCGGGCTTGTCGGCAAAATACATAGCTCCGTGTTCATCACTAAACTTGTCAAAATTATTTCTTGTCCCATGATAAACCACCAACGGCTTTCCATTCTCATCAACTACTTTAGAATTTCCAAACCACTTCTTAAAAGTATCGGTTTCGGTTTGTGCTTGCTTTTTAACTCCTGACTCTTTAAATCCTTTATGCCACTTAACAAAATTTTTCCCATCTCTTGTTTTCCGGTCAAGTTTAACATACGGGATTCCACCTCTATTTATAATCGTTCCTTCATACTCAAATACTTCCCCAAATGGACTTGCCATCGAATATTCTACCCTATCCCCAAACTTGGCACTTGCTTCTCGCATGGCTTCGGCCGCTACATCCGTAAATTTATTTGCGCTTTGTTTATGCAAATCGTTTATTTCGTTATAAGCGTTTCTGTATTCATCGCTTGCTAAGAACTTGTTTTTATTTCCATACTCCTTAGATTTATCTTCAATCCATTTATTCGCTTCTTCAATACTTTGCCACCTCATTACATTCGGGTTTTTCTTTGAAGGAAGCAAAACGTTTTTTGTTGTGTCCACTGCTTTTAGAAACTTTTTACTGAAAAGTTTTATTCTACCGATTATGCTTTTATTAACTTCTTTTGAATGTGTGGGCCGGTATATAGTGTCGAAAACCTTCTGGCGAGGCAACCCAAGTTCTTTCGTGATTTCATTTATAGTTTTGCCTTCATTAAACATTTTTGAAATCTGTTTTTCATCAATAGTAATTTCTTTGCCTTGTGGTTTTGTGCTCTTCCTAGCAGCGCCCCTTTGAGAAGACCGGGGATTTGCCTTATCGGATTGATTGACCCCCTCCTCATACTTTGGTTTAAATGTCTGGTCAAATGCCACGTCCGGGCTTAGTCCCTCGCTAAACATATCCGGCTCCATGCTCATCCGGTATTCGCGCAATTTATCCTTCATCTCGTTTGGTTTTGTCCCCGCAAATAGATCAAACAAAGCCAAAGTTTTCTTATCCGCGCTCAATGGTTCAAAAGCATCGTTTGCCGCTTGTGTTATAAAGTCGTCTGTACTTTTAAAGTTTTCTTTCATCGACTCATATTTGCTAAGCATCTTCACGGCTTCGGTTATGTGTGGGACAAGATCCCCCTCTTTGCCCTTCAGCGCAAAAACATCTCCCAGTCCTTTGGTAATTCCTTCTCTTGCCGCGTTGCTAATCTTTTCAAAATGTGCGCTTGCCTCTCCGAGAATTGACTGAGTTAAAAGTTCTTTTACTTTCTCCTTATTGGAAGCGTTTAGTCTGCCGCTTTCTAGATTATAGAACAAATGTTGTTCGTTCTCTGGAATGATATTCCTCTTTACTAGCTCTTTTACTAATTCCGGTCCAACGTCTTCAAGATAATCACTTATGCTCGTAAATTCCCCTTTGGCGTTACTAAACATATCAGCAATTTTATTAAAGGTTTTGTCATTAATCCGCGTTGCCATACCTTTTGCGGTTTCACTTTCTTCAAGCGCAAGTTTCTGATCTTGGTTACTGATTGCCCCAAGTCTTTGAGCTTCTTCATCTGCTACATTAGTCCTTCTAATCAATATAGGATTGTTCATTTTACTAACTTCATCTGTATCAAAACCTAATCGTTTTGCGTTTTTAACCAGATCATTTTTATACTTTTCTTTACCTAATTCGTAATGCTTAATCAAACCAATTGCCCGCCCGTTTCCAGCAATTACATTATAATCTTGATTTACAATCGGCGCTCCGTTCTGTGCAGTTTTATCATCACTAACAAAATCAAAATTGGGGTTGTTGGCTATCTTGTCTATTTGTGCTAATGATTGCTGCTTGCTTCTATCTCTATTTTGCGCGTTACCGATTTTATAGAATGGATTAGCTTCACCACCAGCCATATTACTAGGTACCAGTTCACCAGCTTCAACAATTTCATAATATCCGCTTGTTGTATCTTTATCCTCTGTCCCAAAATAAATTTTAGCCGCGGGAAGATTGCTTATAATCCCCTTGCTTACTTTTGTCGGTTCAAAAATATTTTTGCCATTAATGGTTTTTAGTTCTTCAACTGTTTTACTTTCTTCCCTCCCATCATTATCATAAAATATTTTATCTTTCGTAATGTCTGTGATTGCGTAAGAATCGTTCCCAAGTTTAAGCTCTGTTGTTGGCCCATCTATTTGAGTTTCACCGTCAAATGTTTTTACCAGTTTGAACTTATTCCCCTCAACTTCAACTTCCTTCTTCGCTCTAAATGCATTTTCGGTTATTTTGTAACCTCGTCCCTCTAGTTCGCTCGAAAAGTTTTTGTACTCTTTGCTGTTCAGCTTTTCTTTTAACGCTTTCTGGTTTACTTCATTTTCTAACCTAATCTTTTCTGCTGTTTGCTTAGCTTGCTGCGCTCTGCCCCATCTTCCACCAAACTGCTTGCGGTTAAACCTTGCAAGTTGTTCTTCTGTGTATTCCGGCTTAATATTTATTTTTTCGGATTTTTCACTAAAAGTAATGCCCCCATAGGGGTCTGCGTTTTTGTTCACAACTTCGTTTTTTTTCTCTTTTTGATATTCTTGCAATTTGTAGTTTTTATAATCGGCATGTCCCAAAAATAATCCTGTTTCTTTTGTTTCAGAATCTTCAAGCGAATATCCCAATTCCGTTATGTCTCTTACAAAATATTTTTTCCCTTCGTAATAAAGAGGATAATCATGCGACCCGTTGATCAAAAAATCCGTCTCACCCGTTTCCGGATTATATGTCCAAGTAATATTGCTTGTTTCGTTCTCGTTTATCTTTACGAATTTACGAGCTGTTAATTCGTCAATCCTTCCAAACCCTGCTTGTTTTGCACTTTCCCAAAACTGGTTGTATGCTGGTTGTTTCTCGTAATCCAGGTTATACGCATAGTCTTCAGCATCGTAACCTTGATAAACATGAGAATACTTATCCTTCATCGTCTGCCGGTGCTCTTTTGGGTTTACATCATCCGCCTTTGAAATTGGCTGCTCAACTTCTATTACCTTCATCCGGTTTGACTTCAAGTCTTGGACTAATGCAAGCGCGCCGGTTAATTTTAAGATTTTTGCCTTACTCCCTTCGTGAACAATTTGCGCCCCTTCATAAAATCCCTTTTGCTGATCAAGCTTCTGGACATGCTCTGTCTTGTTAATGGTTATCATTTTCCCTTCGACATTAACCGCTAAGAAATTATCACTAACCTCTTTTATCAATCCAACTTTACCGCTTATTCTTATTGCTTCACCTGGTTTATAATCTATTTTGTACTCTTTGCTGGCCGCTTGTTCTTGTATGGCTTCTCCGCTTTTATCTCGCCATTCTTTTCCACCGTTTGGCAGCTCATATAAATAAATATAACCTTCGCCGCTTGGGTTAGGCTTCCGCTCGATGTATTTATGATCCGGCTTCATCCCGCCTTTTGCATTCCATGCCATAGAACCGGAGCTAGTGCTAATGTCGAATATTTTAGCGGTCGATTTAAAAAGCGTAATCTTTTTCCCTTTTGTTTCCGTGTCAATGGATTTTAGGAAAGCAGCTTTAAACAACGGTTCCGCTATTGTCGCCTTTATTACTTTTGTCCCAAGAGCTTTAAAGAATACCGAATACGAGGCATGATGTTTTATGTGGTCTGGATTAGTTAGTACTTCCCGTATATCGTCAGTGATTTGGTTTGCCACCACACTACCAATCGGCGTTTCAAATGTTCCACCGCTTTCAGTATTGGTTATTCTTGGTGCAACCAGTTCTTTAGATTTATGGAGAGAGGCATTTAATAAATGTTTACCTGCCCTTAATGTTTTTAATCCATCTTTTATTATAACATAATCTTCGCCACATTCAATAACCTTCCCAAAGTTTGTTTTAACGCCCTTCTTAATTAGATTAATTGGCACATCGTGGATTATATTTTCTTCAGCATCCCGCGTAATTACTCGCGCACCTTCTATGCTCTTTGTAATAAACCCGCCATTATAATCTGGTAGTTTCTGAATAAGCATTATTCATTTCTCGATAATATTATTTTTATGGTGTAATTTGTATTGGGTTTTTGCCAATAATAAACAGATAGATGTTGATAACAACTATTAATACAACTGCGCCCTTCCATATTAAATCGAATACTTTTGCACTCTTTCTTATTTTAAGATCAGTTCTATTGCCTATCTCCTTATGAACTAACTCTCTTACTCTTTCTTCATTCGCTGGGCAATACGATTCGTGCTGCGTAAATAATTTTGTTATTCCCCCTAATTGATCTGAAACGTCTTTTTTTATTTCTTCTTTCATCCCGAAAATTGTATTTCGTAACAAAATGACATCCCAAACTGATGCCGACGAACGGTTCATTTCTTCTACGTGATCGGGCGAAACATCGCCCATATTAAGTTTTTTGAACGGTATAATTGTGCCGTCCTTCATTTTGTATCCGTGGGTAGTTATCTCGCACATTTGGCGCCCCTCTTTCATAAGTTGGTTGATGGTTTAATGTTATTCTCCTCATACCACTCTCGCCATTCATCTTCGTTCTCGACTCTTAATTTTATAAGACCATTTTTGTTGACATACTGATAATCTGGATTTATCCGGATCCAACGGCATCTACAATTTGGATGCTGGGGACAAGCGGGCATCGAATGTTCGTGATGATGTTTTTCCCGTAAGTTATCTTTCTTATTCCCTATACTTGTGTCAATTCGTTTTTGGCGGCTGTTGGACCTCCCAAAGTTATTCTTACCAACCCAAACCTCGTTTTCCCATATTTCTGCAAGTTCTATATATTTTGCGCTTCGTGGGTCTAAAGTGGAATAATCTTCTGCCGGTGTTGCCCTTACCTTGTAAACCTTACCGTTAATAAGTTCTAGGCATCCGTCGCAAGCATCGGGCATACTAATCCCAACAACATATTCACCCGACTTTATCATTGCTAAATAGCCGTTGTTGAACATTGCGTTTGTTTCGCTTATCGCTACCCTCTTCCAGTCCCGATTTAATTCACCTACGTCATCAACAATCAGTTCACGCAATTCTTTTAATAAGTTTTTTGCATCACCATGTTTTTTGGTGCTTTCATAAATTGCGCTTCGAACAGTTTGCATTGTAGAAACAGTTGTATTACTCATTAAACTAGCGCCTTCATTTACTGCGCTGTGTAAAGCTTTTGCCTCTTCAATACTAAGCCCATATTTCTTAGCAGCGTCTTGCACAAATCTGGGTAGCTTCGCAACTGATTCAATACTAAATATTTGAGCTGTTATATCACTCTTTGCTAAAAATCTACCTATTACATACGCACGTAATAACCATACCTTTGTTTCTTCAATTATTGGGAGGAAATAGCCCTTAATAAATTTGTCAATCCTTTCTAATTCTGCAACTTCAAAAAATTGTTTACGTTGCAAGTCATAATTCTCGGTTAAGAATCCCGCAAATTGTTTATAGAAATCTTCCGGGTTTAATGTTTTTTCAAACATCATCCGCTCAATAAATCCGAGTTCTTTTAGATGAAGAATTTTCCCATCAATACCATACAAAAGCATTATGTACCCTCACCTAAAATATGCTTACGGAGTTGTTCGTCAACGTCAACTTTTGAATCGTTACCATATTTTTTAAGTAATTCTCTATCGGCGTCTGTGTATTGGCTTTCGTCAGATGCTGTTGGTTGTTGTGGTTTTTCATCGCTGCCGGGGGTTTGTTGTTGACCCGGTTCCGGGGCTTGCTGTGCTTGTGCTTTCATGGATTCTTGTTGTACGTTTTGTTGAATCAAAGTTTGCAATCCGGCTTTTATTGTTGAGTTATTTAGTGCCGGTACTTCAAACAAATCTATCCCTCCAACTACCAATGAATATTTTTCCTTATCCTCTTGTGTTAATATTTCATTTAAAGAAGTGTCGCTTTCTAACGATTTATTTCTTATTTCATACTTCAACTTTTTATCAAGTATCTGAAAGCCTTCAAACCTCAGCTTTATATCTAGTCCAGTTAATTCTTGAAATACGTTTTGCCCGCTTTTGCTTGGTGTGTTTAATGAATCTTCGAAGTGGGTTAAAAATGTTTTAGCCCCAATATCCTTGCTTTCTTTAATTATTCCATCGGTGCTCTCGCTGGTTAGTGATGAGCTTTTAACAGCGTCACTATGTGCGCCTAATGAAAGTTCGCGTGGGTCGGTCCCCGAAAGTTGGCACCAAATAGAGAATAACAAAGTCATCCACAAATGATACTCCATCTCTCGGCTATTATTGCGAATACCCACCCATTTTGCATCCCCTTTTTCTCCCTTTAACCCAATCATCGGGAAGCGATTAGCATTTCCGGCTCCGGTCATGTGGGCATACATAGTCTTTTTCAGCTTTTCTAGCTGCAGTCCGCCAACGCCTCCGCCGGTAAATGCTACAAATCCGGGTGGTACTCTGTTATTTGTAAAATTACTCGCATTCATTTTTAATGCGTTAATTATATAAGTAACAATATTCAGCCCTTGCTCAACAACACTAAATCCGCGCTGGGCTAGCCTAAAGTCGGATCGTGTAAAGAAATGATTTTTCCTAACTGTTTCACGGGTAGCAGCGGCGTGTCTGCGCTCGTTGTGAATCATTAAATAATCCGGTTCCTCAATTTCCAAAGCTTTTTTATCCCCAACCAGCATAGTTTCATAATCTTCAAGCCAGGCTTCAAGAGGGTCATCTTGCAAAAATGCTATTGGTGCTCTCCGTTTCTTAATTACAGGCTTCCAGATCATTGGGTCTTCAAGCTGTACACTTATCGGCGTGCCTAAATTATCCCGTGTTATCCTAAAGGTGATATCATCAAGATCAAACCAATCTTCGTAAGCATTGCCAATAAATCTGGCGAAATTCGGATACGTGTCGTTTGCTGCAAAAAAGAAATTAGTTACTAACCTTCTTTCCCATTCTCTTAGTTTTGCTCTTTCCTCTTTGCTTGGCTGATAGTCCGGGTTGGTAAACTCAAAAACAACGCCTCTTTGTACTTCATCTTTACGCGGAATTCTTGCATACTGTGCAAGGTCTAATCTACGTTTGTTCTTTATCAAACGTCCGGCTTCTGTTGCGCCTGCCCGCCTTAATATGCGATAAGGCGTGTCAACCATTTCCCAATCAATGTATTTGTTATCCTGGTTTACACTGTATAGTTGCCCCTCAGCCTCGTTCAATACCCCTATTACTTCCCGCGCTAAATCCAAATTAATAGTTTGGGATTGCCCTTGTTTGTTTAATTGATCTTGGTAGTAATCATCATTATCTAGCATTTCCTGGATTTCTTGTTGCGGGTCTTTTGCTGGTCCTTGCGAAAAAATAGATTTGTTCATTTCGGATAGCGTTTGTTGTTGTATGCTTTCTTTGCTCGTTCGGTCAATCGTGGCGAACATATTAAACCTTTTGTCTGTTATGTTATTTGTTTTCGTCGGGGCTAATTATAGCTTTTTATGAACTTCGGTTTGGTGTGAAATCTGCAAATAACTTTATTCTGGGGTTTTAATTTTTTTTGCACCCTTGTTGGCAAATTCGTCAATAATAATATTATTTATGTGGTTACTCCAATCGTTTTCAAAAAAATCTTTTACCTCAAGCCAAGTTTCAAGACTGTCAAATGTAACGTTGTACTTCTGCTCAAATGCCCGCATGTAGTTCGTATCATGCGGCGGCCCGTTTATAATTCGCTCACCGTCCTTAATTTCCATCGTGCCATCGGCAAATTGTTTTTTTAACACGAAATATTTAGCCGCAATATCGCCTAACACCGCTTCATTATCTTCTTCAAAAATGTTTGTGTCATTCTCGCCTATTTTCATCTCACTTTCTCCGCTTGTTTTACTGTTATAGTTCTAAATTAAAAGTTAGTTGTGGCTCACAAGCTTTCATTCTCGCCTCTGCTATGCGGCAGTAATCTTCTTCTTTCTCTATTCCAATAAAGTGAAATTCTTCGTGGATACAAGCAATCCCAGTTGTGCCGCTTCCGGCAAATGGGTCTAGGACTACGCCGTGGGGGGGGGTAACCATTTTAACTAAATAACGCATTAGCTGGACTGGTTTTACAGTTGGGTGATTATTCTTGACGGATTTAATTCTATTCAGTCCAATGTGGTTTTCTTGAAGGTATTCTGCTTCACCGTTTTTAATTTTGGTCAAAGCTCCTCCACTTTGACCAAACAATTTTGCTTCCATATTCTTTAACCCAAATTCGCGTTCGCTTCTACTAGCTTTGGCAATATAAAAAAACCTACTGGCTCCGCCGCTATCAACGATCTTATTTGGGGCATCAATCGTTTCACTGCCCATTGAGCCGAAGAACTGATCGCTTCCATTCTTACGGTTATAATTTCCTTTTGATGGCTGCAAGTTTTTTGTTTGTTGGTCAAGAATATAGCAAGGACAATCGGGGTCGGTATGAATTATTTTTTGTTCTTTATCGTTATAATTTGATGGTGCATTTGGTTTTATGTTTTTTATAAACCCTTCGGCATGATAATTATTATGCAAATATTGATAAGGTTCTTTTGCCTTCCCAGTCTCAATCACTTCATCACATATACACTCTAATATTACGTTTGCAGGGAATCTTCCGCCACAATGCGGCGTGTATTCAATTCTCTCCCTCTCTCCATAACAATTTGCATTTTCGCTGGGCGGCTTTTCATCTCCATCTATCCCATAATCAGTTCTATCGTCTTTACCTCTGCCTACTCTACACCCGTCAATATTTATCCCGCCTGTCCCATACTTTAAAACATTTCCTACAACTGTGTTTTGTTCTAAAGGTTTTCTTGCCACTACAATAGGCTCGTTGGCAGGTTTTAGGGAAGTGCCAAATCCTTCAAATTCAGGTACCTCTTTCCCAATGTTAAGTGACTTCGGAAAACCAGAACTGTATATCCATTGTATTTGATCACGTATCTCAAATCCCGCATCTTCAATAGCACAAGCCATTCTGTGATACGTCCTTGTCCCTCCAAATGCTAAAAGATAGCCACCCGGTTTAAGTAATCTTAAGCAATCTTTCCACATCTCCACATTATAAGCAATACCACTAGAATCCCATTTTTTGCCCATAAAATTGTATTCGTAAGGAGGATCAGTAACAATAGAATCAAAAGAATTTTCTTCAAATGTTTTTAATACATCTCTGTTATCGCCACAAATCATTCTACTTGTATAACCTGGACTCATTATTACCCCAACCTAACGGAGATTATTTTTTGAAGTTCAGAACACTTGATTGAAAAGTACATATTCTTTATTCCTCCCTTAACCTATAATGAAAAATTTATTACATCTTCCAGGGATCTAGCTACAATCCAAAGTGCCCCGCGTTTTGCTATCTCAACTCCAAAATGTGTTTGATCTTCGCTAAGTTTATCCTTGTTAGCCTTTACTTCTACATATAACCCATATCCATACTTGTGGATTCCACAAATATCTGGCACTCCTTTCTTCTGCTTTGGATTTTTACGGAATATCTTTTTTGTAGGGTCAAAAACACCACCGTTATTCTGTCTCCAAACAAAATGCCCTTTCAGATTTAAGTAGTTTATAATGGAATCTGTTAAATCATTTGCATTTTGTTTAGCTACTAACTTCCCGTTTTTATCTAGCTTAACATTTTTCATATCATCTGTTCCCTAAAAATTTTTGTCTCTCTTCCATTAGTTTGTACAGCCGTTGGTAAACACCATAAGGCATATTCAATTGTAGCCAATCGAATATTTTAGCTGCTTGTTTTTTGCAGAAGTTATCATCCATTAGCTTGGTTAAATCTGCTTGTTTAGTTTTGAGGCTTTTAACCGGTATTTGTATAGGTGGGGCGGTTTTAGCACCCGGCACCGTTGGTATATCTGGCGTTGTTCTTCCTAAACGAGGTCTTCCTACTTTTCTTTCCATTATTTACTCACTTAATAGTATTCGTTTATTTCGGATATGCTACAATAGCTTCGGTTCTAGCTCTGCCGCTAGCCGTTTCTTAGCTATCTCAATATATTTTTCGTTTAATTCAATGCCTATAAAATCTCTGTTTCCTTTACGTGCAACTAATCCCGTGGTACCCGCGCCAAAAAAAGGGTCGCAAACAATCGCCGGTTTAGATTTGCTGCAATTGCACTTACAAGTTTTTCTCCACCCAATTGTGCGGTTTTGTTTTACCGCTCCGTGTTCGTGAACATAATTTATATACCATTGCTGTTTTTGGTAATCATCCGGATAAAGTTTTTGTGCTTCTCTTTCATTTTGAATAGTTATTGACCTCTCACTAGCGTTTAAGAATAAGCCCTCTTCGTTTGTGTGATATTTTGCTTCATACGCACGCGCACCTTGCCGGTAGGTTGACAACCTACCAGCTGTGGGATTTTCTGTATCAAACTTTGTTGCACTTTCTGCTCTATGTACCTTATCAACCGAGCTTCTGTTAGGCTGGTCAACCGGTGTTATCTGGTGTTCGCTTTCTCTTCGACGGTATTGTTTTTGTAGTTCCGTAATGCTTTTACCGTTTTTCCTTTCACGTTCTAAGATTCGCTCATAGGGTCTTCCGCACTCTGCACAAACTCCATGTTCGCTGGTTCCGGCAAGAACACAAGGCTCTACAAGTTTTTCCGGGAACGTTGCAAAGTGAGCCTCTGCAAATGGTGTTGTTGTAACCTCCCAAACTGATCGCTTATTCCTTCCAGCTATATTAAATGATTCTAATAAGCCCGTATTTTTTGCGTATATATTATGTGCAGTTTTTGAATTATCTCGACGAGAATATTCATCGCCTATGTTAATTCTTTCCTCTTTATCTGGTCTATTAATAAAAGTTTGGTTTTCTTCTCTAACAGCTTCAACATCGTAATAATATTTTTGGCTCTTGGTTAGTAAGAAGATATATTCATGTGCTTTGCTTGGTCTGTCGGTTACACTTTCAGGCATCGGGTTTTTCTTGTACCAGACAATATCACTTCTTACCCACCACCCGTCTTGCTGTAAAGCAATTGCGACTCTATGAGGGATCAACAGCAAATCCTTTGGTTTGAATATGGAATGTGCAGCGTCTTTTGGTAACGTAATTCCTTTACCTCCCAGCTGCTGATAACCTTTATTAAGTGATTCCCCATTATTGTTTCTTAGCTCTTGTATCCCCGATTCTTTTCTACCGCTTTGACCCTTTCCGCCCCAAAAACTATCACCCAAGTTTAACCAGCAAGTCCCATCTTTACGTAAAACTCTTTTCACTTCACGGAATATCATTACTAAATGCTCAATGTAAAGTTCCGGTGTTGGCTCAAGCCCTAGCTCACCTTTCCATGCACCGCAATGAATACAAAAGCCGCGCTCAATGCTTAGCGCTGGCACTTCCCCCTGCTTTATCCCGCCGCCTCTATATTTCTCACTTAGCTTTTTCAGTCCTAAACCCGTTCTAATTTCTTTGAATATTTTTTCTTCAACAAATTCATGCTCACAAATCGGATTTTCGTTTCCGATATGGGGGGGGGGTACAAATGTTATGCCAAATCTGTGGATTAGTTCCGTAATTTCTTACGCCGTAATATGGTGGAGATGTAACAAAACAATGAACACTTCCATCCGGAAGTTCTTTTAGTTTGTCGAGTACATTCCCGTGCTGTATTTCATTTCTATATGGGTCAATCGTCATACGGCTAGCCATTATTTTATTTTGAGAATTAACTTTAT